GTGGCGGAAGTCGTCGGCGTGGCGGAAGTCGTCGGCGTGGCGGAAGTCGTCGCACAACTTGACATAATGCGGGTTATCGGCATCCAAAAAAGAGCATATATAATTCCACAAAACAATGCATGAACGAGTAAGACCGGTTAATAGTATGATATGGAGGTTTTAACATGTCGGATTTCACTTTATATTCATCGGTTATCTTTCTGGTGTTCTTGACGTTTCCATTCTCGGAATCAATCGAATACCTGACAGGCAGACGATAACAACCCACCAACAAAGAGAGAGAGAAAATGGAATACACAGAGCCAAAAATGTACAGTCTGAAAATAGAGAAGCTCGGAATATGGCGCGCAGGATGGGGGGACACAACCGCCCAATACGAGACGCATAAAACATGGAGTAGCGTAACGTGGGAAGACGTCTGCAACATCAAAGCCGAGTACAGGCACAAGAACAAGAAAGTTTTATGCGCAGACGTGTTTGCACCACTTTACCGAGTCCGCGTCTGGGAAGTATCATGAGCACACCCATCCATAAGAATCTGCATAATGGACTGTGGACGGTTGGACCGTCCCCAGTTCGACACGTTGCGTCAATCATCGCACTTGACGTAATCCTGCCAGATATGACGAAGAGCAGGAACAAAGCGTTTCACGCCTGCTTGACTGGCGGACGCCGCAAGGTGTTTGCACAAGCACGCGCCCGCAAAATTCACAGCGAAGGAAAACGCCCGCCAGAATCGTGCACGCTCCGCCGTATCTGCTTCAATCCAACCAAGGGAGACAGGTTCTTCCACTTCGAGGGAGACAGCCAGAACATTCTAGAAGTTTTACACGTCGTTTGGTTCGCCCCAGACGGCAACGCCTACCACGTAACCACCAAAGGAGAGAGATAGAATGAAAACGCACTATAAAGAACTACCGGGAGACCCCAAAGATGGAGACATGTTCTCCGAGCCCGCGAACATCTCTGGACTGTTGGCGTCAAGTCGAAAAAGTCTGGCGCAGAGGCATCGACAAAAAGACAACGTATTATCGTTGTACTGCACAGAGTATCAGAAGCAGGCAAGGGCGGACCTTTACTCCTTGCTTGAGCTTGTCCGGCTGGACATCAAAAGATTGCAGGAAGAGATTGAAGCTCTAGAGAAAGAACTATTAAAATACGCAAGAAGAGAGGGATAAAATGGAACTATTGTTCACAGTAGAAAATGGACTATATGACGTACAGATAGAGTATGCATCAACCTTCACGGCGGACGAGTCAAGCCGAGTGTATGAGGAATACAAAACGTTGCGAGCGGTTAGCGCATCGGAGGTCCGGAGAATTCAGGCCAAACACAAAAAGCCCGTATTTAGGGTCAATGCGTGGGAGGCGAAACAATGAACCGCGAACAATGGACAGCCGCCCTATCGGCAGCACTAGAGGCGGCGCGTAATGCGTCGCCGCTATCCGGAATATTCACCACAGTCAAGCGCGCCGTCCGCCTGTATATGGGAGACTGCAACCCCGTAGGAATCGGAAACAGTAAGACGCAGACTGTAAACGTATACTCTCCAGTGGGCAAGACTTGCCCGCCTTCGTGCCCGTACATGAATCAGAAGGGACTGACCACACGAGGGCAAGAAGCAAAAATCCCCCTGTGCTTGGCATTGGCTGGGAAGGTGAACATACAGCAGCGACGAGCAACCGAAGACCCCGAAACCCGAGCAAGAACCGCCGCCGTCGGTTTTATTTGTGCATATATGACTGGCACTCCTGCACGGCTGGAGGTGTCCGGCGACGCTGGCCAAACTTGGGAAGACGCGCGAAGGTATCACGAGCTTCTGACGTGGACCCTTGAGCACCTGCAAACCCTGCCAAATTGCCCGCGCTATCTCGGATGGAGATACACACACCTGCCGAGAACCCGCGAAGGCCTAAAGACGGTCGCCGTTCTGCATTCTTTGGGGCTTGCTACTCGGTGGTCTGATTATGCCGGGCCCGGCGGCGCTGTCGTCGGAGACTTCGAGACGGAGACCCTACAGAAATTGCGAGCATTGGGCGCGCGCCCCGTCAAATGCATCGAGCAAATAGATAAGAAGACATCATGTGCGGAGTGTCGCTTGTGTTGGGAGCGTCCAGAATTGACAATTCTATTCAAGCCGAGCGGCGGAAGATACGCCGACTTTCTAGCTGGATACGGCGCGGGCCAATGGAAAACGGGAGAGGTGACAGCATGAACGCGGGCGCCTTCGAGCTTTTGGCTATGACCTGCGCTGCGCTGGCGGTTCCTTGCTTCATTTTCTGCTTATTTTTCGTTGCGCTGGGCGTGAACATGTAAAAGATCACCCCAAAAATCATCGAACGCGCCATTCCTCTCCGGTTTGGCGCTTTTTTTTATCCAAAAATCACTATCACAAGTCGAAATTTTCAAAAATTTTCTCGGTCGCTTCGCTCCCTCGGGGAAGAGCGAACAAGTTCGCTCGGGTCGCTCGCATACTCGCTCTATTGTGAGCGGGACTTACCGCGCTGCGCGCTGGTCCCGAATGGGTCTCCCTTTGCGCCAGACAAGCTGGCTGCACTGGACACCCCTAGGGGTCCCCCTTCTCTCTTGACGTGCGTCAAGCTGCGAAGGCCCACACGTCAAGCCAGTCGTACTCTTCGAGCACACCGGGCGTAGCCGCTTCCAATGGCCAAGCCATCGGAGGGGCTTCCCCTCTCGCCCACCACCCATATTATATATACACACCACCCTCAAACCCGAGAGCATTTTTTTGGCGTCTTCTGTCCACAAATGTTAGCATTCACAAAACCACACATGGAAGATGTATGCGTTGTGCAGTTGGCAGGTGTTTAGGTTCATTGGCGGTGCCTGGTAAGGCTTTAGAGCGCACGGTAGATCCTCTTTTGCACATTCTATTGCACGAGCCGTGTGAGATTCGCACGATTCCACTGCCGCGTGGTCGCCGCGCTTCGCTGGTAACTTTAGTAGAGAAGTATAAGGGCAATTGGCTGTGGCACTATTCCGGGCCCAGGTTTTCTATAAACCAAGAGATTGTGTCTTGGGTGGAGTCAACGACGCATGTTCGAGACTGGCTCAAGTCGGAGCGTAGTTTTAGGGCTCCTTCTGATTGGCCGGAGATTGTAGAGAGTCATTTTGGCGTAAACGTCCCTACTCCTTGGGAGCTTGCGAACGTGTTTCCTCACACGCTTCCTTCTCGCACGCCTGCCGACACATGGTATGGGCATGACATGAGTACTTTGATTGCGTATGCCTGTGGTTTGACGGTGTATGAGATATCTAAGATTGTAGATATTAGTGAGCAGTCGGTTCTGCACCATATGGTTTCTGGTGTAGAGAAGATAAAAAAGATTCCACAGTACGTGCTTTGGTCTATGAACTTAGACTGGTCAAACTTGATGCCGATCACAATGCGCGACGTATCTGTGAAGCGAAGGGTTAAATTCTTCAAGCAGTTGTCAGACAATCCGATGGGTGTTTTAAGTAGAGACATTTCAAAGGCTTTTGAGTCTCCTACGTTTCGATTTAGTGTAGAATCCAGCCTGTGCCCAAAGAGGGATGGACGGCGGCCCGTTCATAAGTATGTTATCATTGGTGAGCCGAGGTGATTGATGGGACGTAGAAAGTTTGATCCTGATGCATATGTGGAGTGGTTGACGCGAGTTCCTGAAGAGAGCAGGCTTCAATTGGCTGAGATGTTTTCAGAGTATGAGATTAACGACTACGATGGTTTGGTTCGGTTTTCTCAGCAGGTGATGATACAGGTTTTGGCGGGCAACATTCCTCCTGTTGCTGCGGAGGCTGCTTCTCATTGGGCTGAAATAATGCTCACTTCGCTGGCAGCGAAGAAGTCTGACACCTTGTCTACCTCTGGTGAGTACACGGATTTGGTGACGATGTTGACCTCTATCGAGGATGATGCAGTAGAGGCTTCGTATACTACGGTGGAGGCTGGATATGACGAAGCGGTCAACGCCTAAGTCGAGGCCTACTCCCAGTTCTTTATTGAGGGCTTATGGTCAGATTCAAGACCAGTCTACTGGTGCGGCGATTCCTTTTGACCCTTATAAGATTACGAACAAGCTGCAGTCTACATTGTTGTCATATTATTCAGACCCTCCCAAGACCGCGGATGGTCAGACAAAGTGGTTGGTTCTTTTGGGGTATCGTCAGGCCGGTAAGTCTTTGACGGCGGAGCTCGCTGCGTATGCGAAGACTGCGTATACTCCTGGGATGGACCATGTGTGTATTGCGGACACTAGAGAGCGAGCGGAGTATTTGCATCGTCGCGTTCACTTTACGCATGCGCGCTGGCCCGAACAATTGAGGACACCGACTTCAGCGACGAGAGAGGTCCGGCAGTTGTCGTTCGACCCGTCTCGTGGTGGTAAGATGCGTGTTCTATCAGGTGAATCTGGAAGTGTTGGCATTGGTCAATCTCCGGATTCTTTTCACGGCTCTGAGCTTCCGTTCTGGTCGGATCCGGAAGGGCAGTTTTCGTTGATTTATCCTTCGATGATCAACCGAAACCACTCCCTAATGGTGCTTGAATCGACTCCATTAAATGCTGGTGATTGGTGGAATGACCAGTGTGATGATGCGAAGCGCGGTTCTGGTAGGTGGGTGTATGCTTTCTTTCCTTTCTGGGACGGCAAGCTCAACCGTAGAGCTTGGAACAAGGACGATCGCCTTACTATTGAAGAGTTAAGGCTGATGGACAAGTACCAAGAGCGCGGTTTAACTCGTGAGAATTTAGCGTTTCGTCGTTTTGTAATGAATACGGATGCGCAAATACGTAGAGAGCCTTCTTTATTCAGGGTATTTTATCCCTTCGACGATATCTCCTGTTGGATCTCAAATAATCGTGCAATCTTTGGAGAGCACTTGCTAAAAAAGCATAGAGACCGGAAGATGGAGAAGTGGTCTCCGTCCTACATGGAGTACGAGGCACCAGAAGAGGGGGCGATATATGTCATCGGAGTGGACCCGGCAGGGCACGCAGCAAGAGACCATGCGTCTTTCCAAGTACTTAAAGTATATGAAGGGGAATGGACGCAAGTTGCTTGCTATGCAGACCACACCGAGCCCATCCTCTTCACCAAAAAGCTGCTCCAAGTTGCCGAGAAGTACAACCGAGCAAAAGTTGTCATTGAGTCGAACGGGGTTGGGGCCGCAACCATCGCATTATCTAAACAGGCAGGATACACAAACCTGTACTATGAAAAGCCTTACAAAGCAGGGCTCACAAGTACGTCGAAAAAGTTAGAGGAGATGATTGGCTGGCTTCAGGATGCTTTGACTTCAGAGCTAATCATTAACGATGAGGATACGTTTTCCCAGCTTTCTACGTATCGTCACGACAAGCGTACAGAGACTTCAGTGGTTTCAGAGATGTTGAAAGGAGGCGTGGGTTCAAGACGTCGTCAGCGCCACCACTGGGATAAAATATCTGCTCTCCAGTTGGCTGTTGTTGCTGCCCGGAGATGTCCGCAACGGGTGAAGTCTTTAGAAAAAAGGTCTGAGGAGAACGTTGTTTTATTCAAAGACTTGACTTGGGAGCAGTTACAGTCGTATAGAAAGGCTGGGGATGCGTCGAGTAATCGGTCTAGAAAGAGAAGCGTATATCGCTCCGTCCGAAGGAGAAAGTAATGCAAGATCCTACAGACCCTCAGCGCATTGCTGAAATGAGGAGTAAGGTCCTCAGTCAGATTATGTCCAACCTTCGTTCTCGCGAAAAGGCAGCGCAACAGGCGATGTCTCGTGAGGAAGAGGAAGAATTGACCGATCGTCTTGATGAAGACGAAGAACAGGAGATGGTGTAATGGCTCAGTATGGAGACTTGATGGCCGATGCCCGTGACGGCATTGTGAAAAAACTAATGGCTAAAGGAGCGACTCCTGAGGCTGCCCCAAAAATGGAGATGTCAGAGTCCGAGGAGATGGTCGAAGGGGCCATGCCTGACGGCGGCATGCAGGAGGCAATGATGCAGTCTGAAGAAGTCATGGAAGAACCAGGGGTTTTGTCCGATGTTAGTTCAATGCTGACAGAGGCTATGATGAAGGCAGAGCAGATGAACGACAAAGATGCGTTCGCGAAAATCTCAGCTATGAAGAAAATGATGATGGGCAAATAATTGGATAAATTGAAAAGCAAGCGCGAAGAGATCTCCAAGAACTACTTTTTGAAAGACGCGAATAAGCGGATGGAGAAAAAGGGTACTGTCGGAGAGTTTACCTCTAAGGCAAAGAAGGCCGGTTACACCAAAGATGACGGGTCTGGGTGTGCTCGGTCTTATGCAAAGCACGTCCTTGCAAACAAAGGCGAATTCGACGAAGAGACCATCAAGCAAGCCCAGTTCGCAAAGAACATGGGTAAAATCGCAAAAGACAGAAAAAAGGAAAAGTAAATGGCGCTTACCCACAAACAGCTCCAAGGAATACTAAAAACGCACCAAGCAAGAGCGTCTGGCGAGCGTCAGATGTGGGACTCATGGCGCAGATGGTATTTGGGCGAATATTGGTCGAAGGATTATTCGGCGCCTACCGGTGCATTCACAGCCGAGACCGGCATTGATGATGACGAAGTAAACTTTGAGACCAACTATCCGTATGCTTATATTGATACGATGGTTGCGAACGTATGTCCGACTAATCCCAAAATTACAGTCAGTGCCAGAAGAAAGAAGAATACGGAGTCTGCCCGTGCCAGGGAAGCTCTTATTAATGATGTCTTCTATCGGCAGAAGCTTCACTCTGACTTATGGAAGTTATCTATCGGGACATCTATTTGCGGCCGGGGCTTTATGAAGTCCGTATGGAACTTCAAAAGAGAGACTGTTGAGTATATGGTGGTAGACCCTCGATATGTATTTTTCGATATGTCGGCGACCAGATGGGAAGACATCCGGTATCTTGTTGAGGTGACGGTCCTTACCAAGGGCGAGTTTGAGAAAAGAGTCAAAAAGCCGGGTAAGCGTGGAGGATATTACTCAAAGAGTGTGATGGATCGCATTAACTTTGGGGGATATCCAAGCTGGCTAAAAGACGTCACCGGAAACAGGAGCATGGTCAACAATGCGTCTAGAGACGTATATAGTTGGGCTACCGTTTACGAGTTCTACGACTTTGAAAACGGCAAATACTACCATCTTTTAGAGGGCGCTGAAGACCCCTTATTTGTTGGTGACCTTCCTTATTCCTACGTAAATAATCCGTTTGTCATGCTTCAGTTTAATGAGAATATGAAGGACTTGGCTGGACTTTCTGACATCGCTTTAATATCAAGCCTGCAGCAGCGCCTTAATGAGCTAGATACTTTGGAGTTGTGGCATGCTCAAACGTCGATTCCTGTTACACTTATTCAGAGCAGTTTGGTTGATAATCCTGAATTTATTCAGAGCGCTATTAGGGACGCTACGCAACCGGGCTCTGTAGTTAATGTCCAAGGTAAGGCTGATGTGCCGCTGCGAGATCTGTTCGGATCGACCCCGCAGCCCGGCCTGACGCCAAGCTTTGACAAGATGC